AGGGAAAATCGGATAACAAATATAAAGGAGACAATAATATGGAAAAGAGATATAGATTAAAAAGAAAATTCAGAATCAAACTACAAGGATTAGGACTTGTCCTTCTTGGATTAATGTGCTACAAGGTAGGAGCAGATGGAGCAATGGTATTCATTTTCTTATGTGGCATAATTCTTCTGTTTGGAAAAGAATAAGCGCCCCTATTGCGGAGCGCTCTCAAGATATGCATTCAGTAGTTTGGTGAGCATAGCATCCTTACGTTCTACGCTGACATCAAGGCGAGCAATTTGTTCATTCAAGTCGGAAATCCTGCACTCATACATAGTTTTGCGTTCAGCGTAAACATCCTTTTGCTCTTCTAGCTTAATCATCAGAAATTCGATTTGCTTATTCTTCTCACGAATAATCTGGCGGAGACTTTCGGCATCCTCAATGCCGCTTTGGTCGCCATAGATATCCATTAATACATCTGCGAGTGGAGCGATGGTGTCTTGGTAGCGGAAATTCTTCTCCTCTGAGCCATCCGCAAATATCTTTTTCATAGTACCTTCTGAGACAAATTGACCTCGCTCTTCAATCAAATCCATTATCTTAGATATGGAAAGATTTTGCTCTTCCTTAATCTTTTTGAGTTTAACAATGGTTGAGCGCTTTAGCTTTTCTATTTCCATGGGAAATAGCCTCCTTTGGGCATTTTCGGTACAATTAAGTTATACTAAAGTTGTACCGAAGATGTATTGTAATTATACCGATAGAAATGGTATGATATATATAGAGGACAGCACTAAGTGCTGACAGCCTGTAATAATTCCACCACACTTCTTACTACAATCCTTATCCTTTAAATGTACCACCATTCTTTTCACTATTTTAAATAAACAGGCTGCGCTATATGTATCACTCCGTTTCCTCTGGCGGAGTGATTTTCTTATTAATCTCTTCCATGGCAGTACGCAATTGCTCTTCAGTGTACTTACCATTAGCAAGCTCACGCTCAATATATTCATTGACCGCTTTGGAAATTAATTGAGCCTTTGAATCGCCAGATAGATAACAATGAGCGCAAGCAACACCAAAGGTTTCCTTACTAATATTAGCTTGGAATTTAGCATAATGTTCCTTGTTGTACTTATTGCTTGCCTTAATGTGAGCTTTGCTTTGTGACATAACAACACCACCTTTATGCACAATCACGAAATTATAACATTAATCACGATAATATTTGTGTGCATAATGTATTGCAAATATCAGTAATCTATGTTATACTGTTGTTAATAACACAATTATACCATGAAAATTTAAGCTTGTCAATAACCTTATATATATCTGAAAGGAGTTGAGCATATGATACCTCAGCCAAAATGTAATGTAATTGATATCTCTCAGAGAACTGACCCGATGGAAATTTTAGACCTCGATGCGCTCATTCCTTCAGCTACCATTGAGGAAAATCAAATCGAGTTTGTTAAGGAATTGGAGCACAAGCGCTCAGAAAAAATAGGTATGGATAGCTTACCGGAAGACCTATTCAATCAGGTATTGGAAACCTGTTATGAACAGGGAGGATATATTGGATGCCGTGATGCTCTATACTTTATTCTTCAGTCCAATTGGGGAGTTCGCTTTAGCGATGCAATCATAGTGAAGCGCATTGACTTCATCAACGATGAGGGAAAATTCAGAGACAGTTGTTTGTTCTCAGAACTAAAGACCGGAAAACCACGTACAATGTATATTAATGATACAATCAAGATGGCATTGCTCATGGTGCTCTGGAACGGAGACTTTGCTCCTTTGGATTATTTGATTGTATCGGACTGGCGTAACAAAAACTACCTAAAACTCAAGGACGAGAACGGTAAGTGTGTACGCCGCAACGGAAAGTTTGTTTATCTCACAGATGATAACGGAAATAAAATCCCTCAGCCGCTTGAATATCACAGAGCACGCAACATCATGGTCAAGAAGTTAGTTGATGACCTTGGCGTTAATCTCAAGAATGTCTCACGATGCGAGGGCGGAAAACTTAAGCTTGCTACTCATTCCCTGCGTAAGCTATACACTCAAAAGGTACAGCAGGTATTCATGGAAATGTATGGCGAGCTTGGACAGGCACATACGGCATCAATGGAATTTTTGAATTGGGATTTAAACCATTCATCGATTCAAACTACAAGCCGATATTGTGGGGATTTTGAAGCTTGTAAATGTCAAATCAATATGGGCATGAAGCTAGGTTATGATGTAGTTAAAAAGTATTTCGAGCTGGAAAAAGCAAAACGCTTCACACAATCATCACACGATTAATATATATCAATCATATATTCACATCACTTTCACTTGACTAAGCACGTATCAAGTGATATAATTAGTCTAAAAGAACACTTGTTCTTTTAAATACACCACAACAGAGAGGATGAAATAAGATGATAATTCACATCATCAACAGCTCCATCAGAGAGATAGCACAAGGAATAGAGAAATCTATATCTGTGTACAAACAGGATGGAAAAATCTTCTGCGATATCATGAACAAAGATATGGTGGAATCCTTTGTGTTACCTTATTGTGATAGAGTTGTTCAACAACGTTACCACGGTGACGAGTGGGAAACGACTATAGTCATAGACAGAAATATAAATTGCGGAGAATACGAAGTCTCCGAAGTAATTTTCACGACGAAAGAAGGCGACGAGATGACCTGTCGAATATCAGATAACATACTAGAGGATGTCTCATATTGTATGATTGATGACATCTACTTTACGATGTGCGAACGACTGGCGATGGTCGTCCCTTAATATGGGATTGACATTCGTGCAGTTGTTTGCTATAATGACTTTATATAGGAGGTTTAATTATGGCTGTTTATTTATTTGACCAATATAAACTGGCTTATCCTAAGAGGCAGGTTAACTTCCTGTCTCGATTTGAGGGTGTGCCAAAGCACCTGCACGAAATGTCAGTATCCGAAATCAATCAATATATTGCTTCATTGGAAAAGTTTGCGCCATCTACTGTTGCTCGTTTCAGGATAGAGTTCAAGTTATACTATGATTATCTATCTGCGAAGGGAATAGCAGTAGATACACAAACCTACCAGAAGATAGATTTTCCTACATCTTCAAAGTCGTTCTTAATATTCTCCTCACATGACGTGATAGAACAATGGAACATATTATTGAAGGCGATGGAAAAGTATTCAATCACCAAAAACCAAACATTCATACCGGAAACTTATTGGGTATGTTTGGTTGCCGACATCTTAGGATTCTATGGACTAAGTGCGTCGGAAATATTGGATATATCCTATATTGATGTTACAGCTAGTGGTATCAAGGGATATGAGCACATTCCTTTTACCTCTGAAGATATAGAGGTTCTGCTTAAGTACAAGGCGCTGAGTACGCTGAATGGCAGACAGCTTACAGGAACGAGTTATATTCGCTCCACGCTCTCTAAGCCACCAACAGCAGACTATATTACTATAGCTACTCGGAAAGGTGACATTGTACCGGAAGACTATAAGTATCTCAGAGAAAATCTTAGGCTCACCAACGTACAGTATTTGGGCATCTTTAACCGTATCTATGAATACGAATTAAAGAATAATGTACGTGCTGAGTTCTCTAAGAATCCTCAATGGTTCTTGGATTTCCTTGACACTAACTCTTCTAGTAAGATAGTTAGAGTTAAAAAGGAATACATAGAATACCGCGAAGAACGCAAGATGCACGACGCGGTAGCTGAGAACACGGTTGCTCAAGTGACTCAAGAGGTTGATAGTAAACCAGTTCAGACTGTACGTCAGCGCATTGCATTTGAAGAGGATGAATTTATTCAGCTTACTCGTGAGGTTGGAAATTTACGTCGCGAAATGCAGGATATTGATAGTAGATTACAGTCAATACTTTCCAAACTGGAACACTATTGTAAAAGTTAAATAATAAAATTTTTGGGAAGCCCTTGACAAATTAGTAAAATAGTTGTATACTCATACTAAAGGGGGTTGATGTCCTGTCCCCTTAGTATTTTTTCTTTAGCAATCCAATAAATATGAAGATATTAAATATTAGGATGTAGTGAAGTGGTAACACATCGGACTTTGACTCCGTAATCGTAGGTTCAAATCCTACCATCCTAACCAATACCTACTTATTCATTTGGTATGCTCCTTTCTGCGCTTTTTCGCGGCCTAGCGGAGAGGCATTGTATCTCCGCAAATTTAGACATCTTCACACTGTGTTTGTCATAGTGTATGGCCTCCTGCCCTCGGTTGCCGAGGGCATATGGGTTTAGCAGGGTAACTCCCTGCGCGACCCACCAATCCAATAAATAAGAAGGAGGACGGTATTTATGGATGTATGTGTATGTTGTGGTGCTTTTGTACCAGAAGGTTCTCAGACTTGTTGGATTTGTATCGCCAAACAGTTTGATAAGATACCTTACAAAGTTTAAATTAGCGAAAGGCTATTTAAAGAATAAGTTTATAGTAAAGGAGAAAAATGAACTATGTCAAACACATTTGAATTTGTAGGGAAGATATATCCCTGCAAAGAGACAAACAATTTCAAGCCATATGAGCAGAAGACATTCGATTCTGGATGGACTAAAAAGAGTCTGAAGTTCAACGCCGTATGTGGCACAAACAGACATCTTATTGAGACTTCTGTACTCGTGCCTAAGAAGCTTGAGGAGATGAACATCTACACAATCGCTCAGTATGAGGGTGAAGAGAAGGCTCATAAGGAAGTAATTAGTTATTCCGAGCGCCTTGACCCTGAGAAGGTAGCGGCTGTATCCGCGTTTAAGAAGTATGTTATCGATACTGAACTTCCTAATCGCCGTGCTCAACTGAAAGAAGCTATCTCAAAGTTTGAAGATGACTCTATCGACGAAGAGACAATGACAAAGCTTGGCGTTACCGACCTTGAATCTTGTAAGGAAGCATATGAAAAGTCCTGCAAGAAGAGACATGAGTTTATCTGGGAGGGAGACTTCCTTGACTATCTTAAGAAGCTTCTTAGCAATGACAAGATAAAGGATATGAAATGGCTCATTAAGGGTGAGTACGCTCTTGAGTATAGTTCTCAGAACGACCAGTGGTATCGTAAGTTTAAGGCTCAGAGAATCTATCGTGCGGCTGACGATGCAGAAGCTAAGTCACAGGCTTCATTTATTGTTAGCTTTGACAAGAATGCTATTGATGATTCTGATTACGAAGAGACTAAGAAGCTCCGTATTACAGGATATATCTCTCAGTATCTTGGCAAGCCATATAATAAGAATTGTTATGCTCCTATGTTCTTTACCGTTGACGGAAGTAAGGATGAAATGGCAGAGAAGAGAGCTAAATTCTTCAAGGAGAAGTTTACATTCCCTAGTGAGAGCGTAGCTGAAGTACGTGAATATGGTATCGTATGTGACATCCTTGATGGAGCACAGGCCGTAGAGTTTACAGAGGATATGTTATCTGATGACGAGCGTGAAGCTATTGAGCTTGGCTTTGAGACATTTGAGAGCATTAAGCGTGACCACAGCAAGGCAATTTATGGAGACAAAGTTACTGATATTGTTATTGTAAAGCCCTATGGTGATTACAAGGCAAGTGGCGCTGTAGAGACTGTACTTACTACAGCAGACTTATCTAAACCACACAGCGAGCTTGACGATGAAGTCGAGGACGTTGATGAAGTAGCAGATATATTTGATGTCGATGATGACGATGACGAGATTTAAGGAGGATTAACTAATGGCTTTTGTTAAACCACAAATTAACACAGTAGCAACTGATATTAAGAATGTGAGTATTTATCTCCGCTCAGTAAAGAAGTGGGGTAAGTCAACCCTCTTCAGAGATGTTGTGCTCGCTAAGTATAATGACTTGTCAAGAGGAGTTCTTGTTGAGTGCGGCCTTGAGTCTGGCGACACGATGCTTAATGCAAACATGACTCATCTTGATACCTATAAGGATTTTGTTGAATTCAAGAAGTGGCTCATTGAAACAAAGGGTACAGAACACAATATTGAAATGGTATGCTTTGATACCGCAGATGAAATGATGCCTATCTTTGAAAAGGAAGTAATCCGCCTCAATAATATTGAGAATCCTCAGAAGCCTGTTAAGACTATTAAAGCGGCATTTGGTGGATATAATTCTGGTATTGAGATGGCCGCAAGCATGGTTAAAAAGTACATCGCAGAGATTAAACAGGCAGGAATTGGTGTATGGGTAATCGCTCATAGTAAATTCAAGACTATCCGTGAGAAAGGAAGCCTTGAAGAAGATGGATATATGCAGTTAACATCTAACCTTGTTAATGCTTATGAGTCTGCTTTTGGAGATATCTTTGACTGCACACTGACTGGCGTTATTGACCGTGTATTTGATGAGAAGAAGGACGGAGATAAAACCAAGAAGTACACTACAGATTCAATCCGTAAGCTTTACTTTAGAGGCACAACACTAATTGATGCCGGTGGTAGATTTGCTTCTAATACTGTACCAGAATTTCTTGAATACGATATGCCTTCTTTAGACTTTGCAAAACTCTTTATTAAGACTGTAGAGGATGGACTTGCAGGTAGTGCTATTGAAGTACCTAAGTCCGACTCCCCTGCCCCTGCAAAGAAGGTTACTAAAAAGTCCGCTCCTAAGAAGGAAGAACCTATTGAAGCAGAGGAAGTTGATATCCTTGCCGAAGAGGAAATGGACTTTGATGAGAAGGATGCACTCATGGCTGAACTCCGTGCAAGCTTCAAGTCCGCAGACAAGGAACAGAAAGCTAAAGTAAAGGAACAGCTCTCAGAGTATGGCCTTACAAAGCTTGATGATACTCTCACTATAGAACAGCTTAACGAAATTAAACTTATTCTTGAATAACAATAAGGGTGGTGATTAGCGTGGACAACGCTTATATCTTACAACTGATACATGGCATAATTAATCTATCTCAGGACAAGAAGATGTCCGCTGAGATAAAGACATGGGGAAATGATATAGATAAGATAGTTAGCTATCTACAGGATAATCGGGATGCATTAGAAGCTCTGATGAGTAAGAAGCAATTCACTTCAGAGTATGCTAAGATACGCTACTTCAGTACAGTTGTAAAGAATGGGCTGAGTACCTACGTTATGTCACCGCCCGAAGTTATTAAGAAGACAGATAATGAGTTTTACGAAAGCAAGTATAAGCCTAAACCAAGGCGAAAATGCCTTTCGGAGATTATCGAGGGGTGAGAGCAATGAAACAATTCATTTCAGGGGTTGAGGATAAATATGACAAGCGTCTTCTGGAAGGGCGACTCACTGTTGAAGGTAATGTAATTGCCACCTTATTCAGTGACCCGCTCCTTCTGGACGAGCTTGACTTTACTACCAAAGATTTTATTACAGTCGATGGTGCATTCTACTTTTCTCTTGCAAAGCAACTACGTAAGGCAGGATACACTGTATTCGATGAGGTAAGTATCCTTAGCTCTGTATCAGATACAGTCTTACAAGCGTTCAATAAACGTGGCGGATACACCACTATAAAGAATATGATTGACGTTGTTAATCTCAAGAACGCAGATGTATACATAGACACGTTATATCGTGAGAATATTATCCTGAAGTTGTATTCCGATGGATTTAATCTTTTCAACCCGACAGATTTTAATGGGACAGATGTCATTCCAATTGACGTGTTCCGCAAAATGGATAGTGAGGGAGTTACAGATTGGTACGAAGCGAAACTAGCAGGTTATGGTTCTGGATATAATAGTTCCATAACAGAAGAAGAGCTTGTTGAAATGACTCCGGAGTTTTTGAAATGTTTGTCGGAAGGTATTGAGAACGGCGTAGATTTCAGTTATGCAGGAGAGGATATTAATGGAGATGATATGAGATGCTTTCCATTTTTGTCTAGTTCTATTTCTGGATTTATGCCATCCACATTTAATATCTTAGCAGGTTTTTCTAGCACAGGTAAATCAACTATGTGGGTAACGATTATCTTTGGGTTAATTAATAAAGGAGAAAAAGTCCTTATTATTTCCAATGAACAACAGGCTAAGGTATTTAAGATAAATTTCATAGCATGGTTGTCGTATAAACATTTTAGATATTATAATCTGACAAAAAAGAAGATAATATCTGGCGCACTTAATGAAGAAGAGTCTGCAATGCTTAATAAAGTTGCTAAGTATTTTAATGATAATTACAAAGGCAAGATTAAGTTTGTAGGTATTCCGGATGCAAATATGTCAACCGTTAAAAAGAAAATCAGACAAGAAGTTTTGACCAATGGGTTCTCAACTGTTATTTACGATACATTGAAAGTTGACTATAATGATAAGACAAGTGAGAATACGTGGACTTCATTAATAAAAGATACCAGAGAATTTGATGCAATGGCAAAGCGTTACAATATTATAATGTGCGCTTCAATGCAATTAGCCGTACACATGATTGGCAGATTATGGCTTAATGCTGATTGTCTATCGATGTCAAAACAGGTTGTTGAAGTATGCGAAAATCTACTAATGATGCGCAATGTTTATCCGGAAGAACTAGACCCAGACAATAAAAAAATGTATTGTAAGCCTTTTCGTATGGTGAAAGTAGACGGCAAATGGGCAAGAGAAGAAGTACAGTTAGACCCATCTGCATCCTATAAGTTCTTATTTCTCACCAAAGTAAGGAATGGTCAAAATAGCGATGATAGTAATAGCGTTTTAGTTTATCGTTTTAAGGGAGCATCTGCCGTAATGCAAGAGCAAGCATGGGCTTCTCCTCGTCATGCAACAATAGGATAGGTAGATTTATGGAAGATAAATATATAGGGATGAAGTTTAATAGATTGACTGTACTTGAACCAGTAGAGTATAAAAGTAAATCTGGAAAGCCATGCATTCGTTATAAATGCAAATGTGATTGCGGCAAATTTACAGAAGTTTTATTATCAAATTTAACTAGTGGTAAAGTAAAAAGTTGTGGATGTTTAGCTCGTGAGTTGCGTGAACAAAAGCTAATAGCTGAAATGGTTGGTAAGAAATTTGGTAGATTAACTGTTTTATCTAAAGCTGAAAGCAGAGTTACTTCTAGGGGAAAGAAAATATCGATTTGGCATTGTAAGTGTGATTGCGGTAATGAATGTGATGTAGTTGGTACATATCTTAGAAAAGGTAAAACAAAATCATGTGGCTGTTATTCAATAGATAAACATAGAGAAATACTCTTTAAGGATTTAACCGGAATGAGATTTGGAAGACTAACCGTAATCGACGAAAACAAAGATTATAATAAATCTCATACATTATGGAATTGCATTTGCGATTGTGGTAATCCTTCCATTGTTCAGGCATCAAACTTATTAGATGGGCATAGTACATCGTGTGGCTGTAAAACCAGAGAAAATGCGCATGGTCGCTACCAAGATTTAACAGGTGAAGTTTTTGGCAAACTTACCGTAACAGCAAAGATAGGTACTATCACAAAGAATAACGGGACTAAAGTAATCCAATGGAGTTGTTTATGTGAATGCAAAAATGTTACGACCGCTTACTCAAGCGACTTATTAAATGGCAAGAAAAAGAGTTGTGGATGTTCGCAATTTGAAAGGCCTTATCGTGATTTAACTGGAAAACGATTTGGTAGACTGATTGTTATTGAAAGAGTCGATGATAAGGTATCTAACAATGGCAGAAAGCGAGCTATCTGGAGATGTCAATGTGATTGTGGTAGAACGTGCGAGGTATACGGAGATGGCCTTACTTCTTATGGAGCGAAGTCGTGTGGATGTATTAAGTCATATGGTGAATTTATGACCAGAAAATACTTAGATGAACATCATATTACTTACGAATATCAGAAGAAGTTTAATGATTTGAAAGGCGTTGGTAATAGATTATTGTCATATGATTTTTACTTACCAGATTTAAACCTGCTTATAGAATGCCAAGGTGCTCAACATTATTCTCCTGTTAATTATTATGGCGGTGAAGATTTCCTTAATAAACAACAAGAACACGATAAACGAAAGCGTGAATACGCTGAATTACACAATATTGAATTGTTTGAGATAGATTATACAGAGTATAACAATATTGAAAATATATTACAAGAAGTATTAGGTGACTAAAAGGAGGAGTTTCAAGTGTTTTCAGAAATCAAACGGAGTTTGCTTGAAGCTCCTGATTCTATTATTAACATACTTGAAGAGTATGGATTCTATAAACCACGTATAAGCCGATGCGAGATAAGATGTGGCCTTGAGGAAGGGAGTAACCCTACAGCAATTTGTATCCGACTCCATGATAATGACGGCCTATACGTAAATGATTTTTCTCGTAATATTAACGTAGATATCATTGACTATATAATCAAGGTTAAGAAGGCTACCTTCAAAGATGTATTACGTAGTATTAAAAACGAGTTACATATAGATAGCTTCTATAGTATTGGTAAAAAGGAGTGTGCATTTGGTGGCTTCTATGATACTATACGTAAGCAAGAGACAAACCAATATGCTCACACATATCCTGAAAGTATATTGGATAGGTACGATGATGTATATAATCTGCGCTTCTTGCAAGATAATATCAACTTTGAAGCGCAAGATTATTTTGGTATAAGATATGACTCTGAGACACAGCGCATTATTATACCAATATACAGTCCTTATTATGAGTTAATCGGTATCAAAGGCCGTGCCAATTGGAAGACGGCTAATGACGAGCCTAAGTATTTATTTTTAGAGAACTGTCCTATGAGCGCAACCCTTTATGGCTATGCACAAAACTATCAGTTCTTACAGAATGGTGATGTGTATGTCTTTGAGGCTGAGAAGAGTGTGATGCAATGTTATTCCTATGGCATTAAGAATGCTGTTGCTCTTGGCGGTAATGCATTAAGTTCCACTCACTGTCAATTACTTGTTGGGTTACAGCCTAAGCGAATCATATTCCTTATGGATAAGAGCCTAGAACTGAGCAACACAATGAGTAACATTAAAAAACTTCTATCTTATATGCGCATGATGGATACTGAGATTCTGTATTGGGATTGGCATGATAACACGACGCTACCAGACAAGTCAAGTCCTAGTGATTGTGGTAAAGATATATTGAAAAATATTATAGAACGAGAGTTGAAACGATATGATAGAAAAGATGACAGTGATATCTGATTGTCGTGGCTTAGACAATGATGGGATAATCACTAAGATAGCAGAAGACAGAGGTATAGATGACCTGTATGAGTTCTTGCATCCTACCTCTGAGCTTCTTATTGAATACGAGGAACTTCATAATATTGACAAGGCTTATGCCTTAGTTGAAGAAGCTATTGATAATGGCGACAAGATTGTAATCCTTGCAGACGTTGACTGTGATGGTATCTCAAGCGGTGCTATTATGCATAGATACCTAAGTCATTTTTCTGAAAATATTTTCACTGAAATAAACGAGGGTAAACAGCACGGCATAGAAGACTTAGAGACGGATGCAGACCTGCTTATTGTCGTAGATAGTATTAATAAAGCCGAAGAGTATAAGAGATTCATAGACCAAGGCGTGAAGGTAGTAGTGCTAGACCATCATATACCTCCCTCCCCTGTTGAGGATTATAAGGATATAGTTCTTGTATCTTCTGCGGTTGACTATTCTAATCCTGAACTGTCTGGTGCAGGAGTTGTATGGAAGTTCTGCAAATATCTTGACGAAATGTTCTTGTCTGATTATGCAGACAACTACGCAGATTTAGCGGCGTGTGGATTGGTAGCTGATATGGTAGACCTATCTGTACCTGAGAATCGATACATCGTTTATACAGGGCTTAAACACCTTAATAACGCAGGGGTAAAAGCATTGGTAGGTGGATATACCTTTGACTCACAAGCCATTACTTATAGCGTTGCTAGTGCGATAAATGCGTGTAACAGAATGAACCGCAACGAAGTAGCTCTTGAGATGTTCTTAGATGACGATGCTAATGAATGTAAAGCAAGAGCAGAGCTTATGAAACAAATTAAGGACGAGCAGAACGCAATGGTGGCAGAGTTAATGCCGTCGCTCATTGATGAAGCAGATAGACAGGTGAACGATGGTTATAACATCATCTTCCTTGAGTTAGATACTGAGTACGGAGTTGGTGGCCTCATTGCTAATAAGTTACTTGAAATATACAAGCGTCCAATTATTATAGTTAAACAGTGCGGCAATGAATATTCCGGCTCAATGCGTGCGTGTGGCGTAGCAAATTTCAGCGCAATGGTTAATGAAACAGGACTGGCACACTGTGAAGGCCATGAGAATGCCGCAGGATTCTTCTGTGACACAGACAAACGCGAAGACTTCTTGCGATATATAGAGGATAGATTTGCCAATATTGAGCTTGAAGAACGGGTATTCGCTGACATACAGCTTGACGTAGGTCAAGTAAATA